GCAATAACTTTATTCTTTTCTCAGCATCAATAGATAGATTTAGAACTCAAAATGATGATAATACAACTGTATTAATTAATAAGAAAACATCTTATGCTGCTAAGGCTGAATTCAGTAATTTAGAAATAGTAGCTCAGCAAGTAGGAGTAGACCCAAGATATGAAGCTGGTATGGTTCAAAAAATGAGAGATGGTGGATCAATTGAAATTGATATTCCAAGTGTAACTAATTACAAACACTCTTTATTATCATCTAACAGAAATGCTACTGTTAATCTTCCAGTATCTAACACGCGCGCTAAATCAATGATAGTTGTTCCAAGTGATGCTAAAGTATTAGACAGTGCTGATTTAATTGCTGGTTTAGAAAACTGCTATGAAGAAGAAGCGACATCTGATATGGATGGACATTTATACAGTATTAGAAGTGGTCAGGTAGGTATCATAGATGAGCTTACATCGTATCAGATGGTTATTGATGATAAATTAGTTCCTTCGCGACCAATAGTAGTATCAAAAATTAATAAAGGTGTAAGTATTGCTGCCCAGCCTTTAATTGAATTAGAGAAAGCATTAAAACAAGCTGGAATTGTCCCAAGATCATTCTGTGATTACAATCGCAATTTCTGTATTGGTCGTGCTTATGCTCTTAATGATGGTGTAGCTAATCTCAATAACAAATCTAATCAGCTCCAGCTATTTTACAATGAAAAAACTGTTGCAGGTGTAGACCGCCCACCGAAACACAATAAACTTTTATATTGCTTCATTTTCCATTTAAGGCGCATATCTATTCGTGGCGACAGTGTTGTTGTAACTCTTTAAGTGAATCAAAATAAATGAAGATATCTTTTTTTTTTTTTAAAAAATTTAACTATAAAATTATTTTATATTATATTATATAATATAGATGAGTGTTGCTAAGAAATATCTTTCTGTACAGCCTAACAATGTCCCCTCTACCGGTAAAGTATCATTTGCTCGTGGTAATCCAATTTTAACTGTAACTCTTGGTCGTCAAGATGGTGTATTAGATTTAAATTCTATTCGCCTTAATGGTGATTTAAATATTTGGCGTGATGCTGCTGGAACTCTTCACCCTACTGATGCTGCTGCTAGTGAATTAATGGGTTCGCATAAACTTGGTGTTTATGGTGCTATAGATCAGCTAGTTTTTCGCCACGCAGAAACTAAGCAAGTCATAGAGCATATAAGACATTATGGTCGTTTTATGTCTTCTTATCTTCCAGTTATGGCTGGTATGCAAGATGTCGCTGGTCATTTAGGTGAAACAGCATTAATATATCCTAATTATCAAGCATATCGTGATAGTGTAATTAGAAATACAAGAGAATCTAGTTTCTCTATTCCACTCCCTAGTGGCCTCACCCTTGGTTCCAGTGTGTTACCACTTTCAAAAGTTCCATTAGATATAGAAATACATTTAGCACCAGATACTCAGTTTTTCTATTCTAGTGATGCTACTACAGCAAATATTGCTAATGCTTTTTATGAATTATCCAATTTAGAAGTATCTTGTGAAGTAAGTTATGGCGTTGAAACACCAGACCAAGGTGTATTTAATTTTAACTCAATTACATCATATTTTGCTACACTTGAATCTACTAATTCTATCATCAATTATAACTTAGGGTTATCTAAGGTATTAGGGGCATTTGTTAATTTTGTTCCATCTTCTTTTATTAATAACTTAGCACAAGATGGCTTTTTAACTTACATGCCTACTAAAAAACCTAATGCTGTTGGAACTGGCGATGGCGGTATTGCAAATGTAGAAAAGATATCTTTTCTTCGCAATGGTGAAAGGTTCCCTTCTGCTTTTGAAGTGGAATCTGTATATCATCCAAGCACCAATCAAACCTATGTTGCTGATTCACAGATTATTAAAGGTTTCTTATCGTCAATTATACCCGAAAAACATCATACCAGAACCACTGCTGGTCCTCTCACGACTAACCGCAATTTTACTGGAAATCAAAACGCCACGACTGGATACAGATACATACCTGAGACTGGTGGAGTTTATGGAGTCGGTGTTTTATATGATATGTTGGATTCGGAAGGTGTTGATTTCAGCAATGCTCAGTTTAGCATTCAGATGACCACAGGGCTTGACGACGGTCATCCTATCTCAGCATATCTCTTTATTAAATCTAAAGTAGTTGTAGCTTGGGACGCTAATATGGGCGTGCAGGTTATTTCGTAATGGTTTAATTTTCTATGTATTTAAATTTTTTAAAATTTATTTTTTAAGTTTTTTATATTATATATAAATATAATATGACTGATATTGTTGAAAAAGCAGATGTATCCCCTGATTCTATTCCTGACCTAATTAAAATTGGTGCAATTCCATCTTCTTATGGACAGATGCTCCACACGGATGTTATTGATCCAGTAACATTTAATCAAAACAGAGCAAGATTTACACTTCAGCGTGTTGCTGGTTTTTTACACAGCGATTCAAAAATTACACTAGCTGTTACACCTTTAACTGTAACTCGTGCTTACTACCCATTAAATATTGGTATTAGCAATTTAATTCAATCTGCTGCTCTAAGGATTGGAAATAAGACTGTATGTGAAATTGATGACTACCAGCATTTCCACAGTTATCAATCGCTTTTTGTAAGTAATGAAGATAATAAAGAAAGAGAACAATATTTATCGCAGAGATGTATAAGTCATCAGCCTATATATGATGACAGAACTGCTAACACCACTGACAAACCGCCTAACTCTGCTAAAAAGGTCGGTTTAGATGTAGGTCGTAATCCTGTAGTTCCTGCTGCTGGCGGTGCTGGAACTTTCCAGCTTTTACCTTGGATGTTAAATAATGCCGATTCTGCACAGACTATTGCTGATGCTCCAGTATACTCTGTATATCTATCGGATCTATTCCCCTTCCTTAAATTCAATCAGCTTCCTATGTTTATGCTAGATGAAGAAGTTCATATTGATTTAACTTTCACGCCTGAAGTAACATCATTAAAAGAAGCTAATCTTTCTGCACGTATGTGTGTAGCAAACGGCCTTAACACTGGTGTTAGATATCAAGTAAATGAAAATGAAGTCAAACTTATATATGATAGCATAACTTATGATGGCGATGTTATGGAACAATACAGATCTCAGAATAAAAAGGTTGTATTCCAGTACAGCGATTATCGTCTTGCTAAGAGAACTGGCAATGAAGCAGCATTCAGTGATCTATTTTTCCAGTTAGGTGGAAATGGTAGATTAGTTACAAAAGTATTGTTTGCTTTACAAAACAATGAAAACTTTACACCAGAATCGCTATTAAATGGCGTTACTGCTAAAGATGTACCAGCTGCTGAAAGTTTATCTGTTAATCTATTATACAATGATTTATATGAATTTAATGTAGACAGAAAGAACCCAGCACTTTTATTCCACACTACTCAACACGCAGAGGGCAAAGTTCCTATGGTAACTCGTGATGAATATCAGACTACAGGTGTTTCAGCATTAACTACTGAAACTATGGAAGGACATGCTCAAAATAGTGGTGCTGTAGGTTTAGGAGGGCTATTCAGATGGACTTCAATCGCACCGAACAAAGGTCAACGTGTAAATAACAAAGGTATGGATCTAGTATATAAAGCTACTGGTCTTGCTGCTAACAATTACACACTTAGAGTTTATCTTGAAATGTTAAAGGTAGCTACTATAGAAGATGGACGCTTCGAGTGTTATTTCGCGTAATAGCTTAAGAAATTACCGTTTAATAAATTTGAAAATATAATTTATTATTTTATAAAACAAAATGGAAATTAAAGATTATCCTAACTATTTAATTTTTAAGAATGGTGCTGTTTTATCAAAAGGTTTTGATAAATTTCATCCACCTAGATTTTTAAAACATAATATTAATACACAAACTGGTTATTATTATGTTAATTTATATAAAGATAAAAAAGCAAAACCACATTATATTCATCGTTTATTAGGATTACATTATATTGATAATCCAGAAAACAAAAAATATATAGATCATATAGATAGAAATAAGTTAAATAATAAATTGTGTAATTTAAGATGGGTTACAGCAAGTGAAAATAATTATAACAAAGATGAATATAAGGTAAGTAATAAAACTGGTTATAAAGGAATATATTATAGTAAAAAAGAAAATAGATATAGATATAAAAATAAAAGGTATAAAACATTAGAAGAAGCTGTAGAAGTATTTAAACGTAGTGATTATATATGAAAAAATAAAATATATAATAAATATATATGTATATTGACAAGACACATTCAAAAAAAGATATCATTAATTTATTCAGACGACATGGAGTAATATTAAACAAAGATTTAACTAAGGGACAAATAATAAGTAAAATAGAATTATATTTAGATAAATTTATATATAATGATAAAATCAAAAATTTAACAGAGTTAAAAGAATACTTAAAAAAACCATCAATAAAGCAAAGACCAACACAATTAGAGAAGATAGATTTTATGTTTAGGGCAAAAAGAATAATAAAATGGTATAAAAATGATTACATATTAAATGATGAGATGTATAATAGTGTAGAAGATCCATATAATGATGTAATGTCAATATATATGTGGGGCGATTTTCCAACGGTAAGGCGAGCATGTAGAATGTATAATGCTAGTCCCTTCTGCACACAGCATGTAAATCCAATAATAAGTGATAGTGTAGAAGAAGAGATGAATAACAATAAAATTATAAAAAAACAATTCTTATATTCATTAAAGGTAAAACATGATAAAGAGAATCCTTTTATTATAAGATTTGATTAACAAAGTTATCTATGATTAGAAGATATCTTTAATATAATAGATGTTATATATAACATAAATGTTTAATATTGGTAAATATTACTAATGTAAAAAAAATAAAAAGTCCACGCATATGAAAAACCACAACATAAATAAACGTTGTTAAATTTATGATTGTCAGAGACTTTTGTAAAATAGTATTAGTAAATATTACTAATATGTATTCTGCACATATTAAAGATATCTTTATAAAAAATAGATTTATAAAAAATATATATATATAATTTATTGTATAATAGTTATTAAAATGTAAAATGTTGAAGATATCTTCAATATAATTATTCTTCAAATAATTGAGTTATGTCTTCACCAATATTCATTGTATCAAAATTATATGCTTTTTCTTTTAGTTCTTTATTTTCTTTTAATAATTTATTTATTTCTTTATATTCACATTGTAGCACCAGTTCATCAAGGATTTCTAGTTTTTCTTTTAGTTCTTTATTTTCTTTTAATAATTTATTTATATCTTTATATTCACATTGTAGCACCAGTTCATCAAGGATTTCTAGTTTTTCTTTAAGTTCTTTATTTTCTTCTTTGAGTTTCTTGTATTTTTTTTCAAGCATTCTGTTGTGTCCTGTTTCATTATCAACAACTTGTTTTAGGTTCTTATTTTCTTTTTTGAGTTCTTCATTTTCTTTTTGATGTTCTTCATATTCATCCTCATCAATCATCCAATTATGCCGTTCATACCAGTCGGTTGCAGCCTCCACAAAATCTGGATGGTCTGTAATATTTTCTTTTAGTAGCTTGTTTTCTTTTTTGAGTTTATGAATGGTAATTTCAAAGTGTCTTTCCTTGCTGTAATCGAGACGATCTTTTAGAACTTCATACTCGATACGGAGTTCTTCATGGTCGAATCTGATATCATCCCTTTCTTCTTCGAGTTCCATGTTTTTTTCTTTGAGGTCAGCAATTTCTTTTTTTAGTTTTTCATTTTCTTCTTTCATTTTCTTATTTTCATCTTGATAGACATTTTTAGGGTTATTATATAGACTAACAAATTCATTAAAATCTACAGTAATAGGCATATTGTAGAGAGTAGAGAGTGTTTAGTATAAATAGTTTAAT